GAGCCTTTCGGGCGCCACATGTTCTGCACCCAAACGCCTCGTTCCGCAGGACGGCCTTCGGTTCCACCAGCGATTAACTCAACATCAGTACCCGGTGTTGCCATGATCAGCCCATGTAAAATTCGACTTGAGGAGTAATGTAGTGCGACCCTGCAGCGTTTCGCCCTTGAGTAAGATAGTTCACTAGATCAAGCCGCCGGATGGCTAACTGGTTCTGCAGCACTGGATTGGCTGCCCCATCTCGGATTTGATAGTACTGCGCAGCAAGTAAGGCGATCAGTGGATGCTGGTCTTGCAGATCATCGATATACTCGTTGTCCCCTGCCCCATGCAGAGCCCAGTTCACAGTGCTGGCCGGGACAAACTCAATCCGAAAGGCGTCTGTGCGCTCTGAGCTAAAGACGATGTTGCGCCCGCTCAGGCAGTACTCGCCCTGCTCTCGGTTGAGTTGTTCCTGATTAGGGCATGCCTCGAGGTAGTACTGGATCTCATTGCCGGCGATCGTGTTGATCTGACCCAGACGCAGGAACCGCTCCATGCGATTGGTTGCTCCAGGACCCAGCAGCGAGCCATCAAGGCTAAAGGTCTTACCTGCTGCCGTGAACTTGTACTGCGTATTGTAGATGTCAGGATCGACAGAGTAGACCGATTGCCTAAACTCTCGATACCCTTGAGCTAGGTACGACTCAGCTTGAGCGTCCGTTAGAAACGTTTGATCCGTCTCATCGATCAAGGCCCTAAACAAATCGTAGACTTGCGTTACGTTCATCCCTGGGCTCCCATAATCGTGGTCGGCAGACCTTGCTCAGGCCCTTGTTCGTCTACCATCTGTCGGTTCATATCCATAACGCCCATGCGTTCGGATTCCATCTGCGCTTGGATTGCCGAAGTCGGTGACTCCATGGTCACGGCCATCTCCGTCATCTGCTCAGGAGGTGCCGACCGAGGGAAGACCTTACGGTTCTTGAGCGCCTCGACTTGGACTTCCGCTTGCGTGCCAAAGGTCTCAACACTGAGGTAGATGTCACGGATGTACTGTTGGCGTTCTTCCGGCAGCTGGTAATACTGATCCGTTCGGATGTAGTCACCAAAGACTTCGCCGAATGACTTGAGGTCGTCCGTCGGGAAGATCTCGATAGCAGCGCCCAGTTTAGCCGCCTCAAGAAGATCCTGAGCGTGCGCCATAGCCTGCAGTTTCTCGCTGACCTGCTCGAGGCCACTACCAAACGTCAGTTCCTTCATGGCGTCAGCAGGCTGCAACATGCCCATCTGGACGAGGTCGAGAACCTTCTGGTCACGATCCTTGCGCTCATCACGGAACATAGAGCCCGCTTCGATGAACACTTCAGGGTCCTTCATAAGACTCGTGCTGTCTAAGGCATGGAAGACGACTTGCCCTAAGTTATCGAGCATACGCACCATGCGCTTCTCGGTGTAGTACTTCTGCATCAACGTCAGCGCTACTTTGCTCAGATCAATGACGGCCTCTTCAAGGTCCTCTTGCGTCACCATCAACTGTTGCGAGTCTTTGCTTGCAAGCGATTGCATGGCTACACTTGAGGTAACCCCTACCGCTCGCTTACCAAGGCTCGTAGCGTGGACACCAGCCACGTCTAACATCTCTCCATGAAGTACTGATACCTGCTGGAGAACGTATCCGGGTAGTGATGGCATCTGAACCGGCATAGGTCGTTGCCCACCTACGTCGTTGTAATAGACCTTCTCACCTCGTCGCCGGGTAATGCTGGATGGACCAACACCTGCGCTCTTTGGGATCATCCACTTCGGGTTAGCAATCAGGTCACTGTTCTCAATGATCTGACCACGGACTCGGTTGTACTGGTCTTGGATGTCGAGCAGTGGCTCAATCATGCCCATGCCCCACAACTGACCCGGAACCGGAGTGTAGCGGATGAACTGGATCGGCATCGTCTTGCCTACCCACTCCCCTTCAAAAAGATAACTACCGCCAAGAACAACGCGACGCTCACCGCTGCGAAAGTATACATCATAGATTTCTACTCGATCCTTCGGTGTCGAAGTCTGCCGGAGCCTGAACCATGACGCACCAGGCGTTGAGTTAGTGGCTTCAGCAGCATTCTTAATGATGTCCTTCTTATTCGGGTAAGCCTCTTCAAGTTCTTCTCGGTTCACCAGTTTAGCGTACCCAATCCAATTACATTGGTCAGGATCGTCAAGGCCCGGCTCGAAGTACAGGTCATACGGACTAATGGCTTCGGTGGTTACCTTCTCGCCATTGTACTTAGTATGAAGACCCACGTTGCCGCAGGTCAGGAGCCATCGAATGGCGTCCACAAGCTTGCGTTTGATCTTATCGTTGTTCCAGTAATACTTGAGGGCATACTCGCAGCTCTTCGCCTTGATGATGTCCTCATTTGATTCACTGGCTGGCAGCACAGTAGCCGAAGGATAAGCCAGCGTGAGCCGTGCCTGCACGTTGCGGTAGATGTTTACGATCAGGTTGATTGTCACCTGCATCTCATCTGCGCCCGTGCGGACAAAGGTTTGCTTCACCCTGTCGTATTTAACGTGCTGCTTTCCCTGAAGGAAAAGCAAGCAAAGATCCCAAGCACGAGCAAACTTCTGCCGATCACTTCTACACTTTGCAATTTGATCCGAAAGTTTACCTGCGTCAGGAATCTTCATGTCTCTACCTTACGAATAACTAGCGTTCTGTTTGGAGTAGTCCACCATCTTGTTCTTGATGCGCTTCGCCGCAGCACCACGCAAGGACTTACCCTCAGCCGCTGCTTTGTTGAACTTCTTCTTGCCGTATTTCTTGCGACCAATCGAGGCAGCAATAGCGCCAGCAGCCTTAGGGCTCTTGCCCTGAGACTCAATCTTCTTCTGCAACTTACCGAAGCCCATGTAGGCCATGTCACCATCTCCATTTGAGACCAGCGCCGACTGCCCATTCAGGATCGCCGCCCCAGTCTGATTTGATCTCGCCTGTCATCCCGACTTCAAATTGCTTGCTGACACGATGAGTAAGATCCCCACGGACAAACCAAAGATCGTCGTTACTACCAAGGTTGAGATCGATGCCCCCAGAATCCTTCGGACTAAGATTTTTTAATCCTGGGTTTCGGGGGATGGTGCCGGGGGGTTGTTTACACTCTCCAGCGCCGCACGTTTCTCTTTAGCAGCATCCTGCCAAGCAACACCGAGGATTGCACCAAGCAAGCCCATAACGCTGACCACGATCTCTTCGACAGGCATCTCGGGGTTTACGGCCCTCAGCACCATCGGAAGCAAAGCAGCTGCGATACCCATGACGATCTTACGCCAACCAGTTCCACCGTTTTTCATTAGGGCTCCCCTAAAATCTGCTGCGGAGACAAATCATCATCCCCGACTTGGGAGGAATCACCCCCCCACCAGTTCCGGACATCACGCCAGATGATAAACACCAATGCGGTCTGAGCCAGATCCAGTGAGAGGGCAATCCACTCCACGTTAGTACTACGCCGGGAAGTTCAAGCCGACTAAGATCGCATTGCGATTAGGCTGCTTGCAAACCAAGTTGTAGTAGTACCGGACATACGCTTCGTACGAATCGCTACCCGAAACACGGCTAAGGACGTTACCGTCCAAGTCAGCCAAGTTCGGATCTTCGATCTGCACGAGAGCCCACGAGCGAGTGTGCAAGAAGATCAAGAGACCCTTGCCGCAGTGACGGCTCACCTTAAGCGGAATGCCGTTGAACGCCAACTGACCCATGTCGAAGCCAGCATCACCGTTGTCTACCGACTTGGTGCGGCTGGTGCTTGCTGAGCCACCGGCAGCGCTCACGAAGGACAACTGACCGACGTACTGCTGACGGAACACATAGTGTGCCAACATGCAGTCAGGCGTGGAGCCCGATTCGGTAGCAATGTCATCGATCATGGCCTGCATACGACCCGTCGAAAGATCAACGCGATCACCCGTGCCAGCAAGGTTTGCTGCACGAATAATGCTTTGCAGCACAACGTTAGCGCCAGTGCTTCGATCAACACCAAAGTGCGTCTTCTCACCGAGGTTGCCATAGATGCCCATGGACTCTTCGGTCTTAGCACCAATGATGACAAGGTGAGCAGTACCCGCAGCAGCAGTTCCCGCACCATCAATGTCACGCGTGTCAACACCAGCATCAAACTTGATGTGCTGCTTCGCGCCTGCGTCACGATACATCGTCACACCAATCGACTTGTAGGTGTCGAGACGAACAAGCGTACCCGCAACCTTGGCACCAGCACCTTCAGGGATCAAATCAATGTTACCCGAAAATTCGATATTGGTGTTAAGAGGAAAGTTTTCACGCTCGTTCAGGAAACCAACAGCACCAGCACCCGTAAACAGGGCTTGATCGCAAGCGTTCTTGACGGTTTCCATTGCGCCATCAAGCTCGACCTGAAGGCCGTTGATGAACGCACCTACGCTGGCTTTAGCCTGCGAGATTGCCGGGCCATCAATTTGCATGCGACCATACAAGTACTTTGCTTCAACCGTAAGCGAAGCATAGGTCTGGCTTCCGACGGGCGGAAGAGCAGCCGTTGCGCTAAACGCAGGAGAGTTATTGCGAGCAGTCCGCACGGGAATGATCGCTTCTTTACCAACCCAATCGACCTTGGTCTTTTGGAAGAGGTCAAACGCCATGATTTCGTTGTTCAACTGGTCCTGCAAAGGTCCCAGATAGAACTGCTTCATCACCGCGCTTAACGTAGTTAAACTAGCAGCAGCCATTGTACTATTCCTTAATAGTTAGGATCACCCAGTCCATGCTGCTTCAATTGCTTTCCGAGCCTGTGCATGAGCATCTTCCCATGAACTAGGACTCTGAGAGCCAGCAAAGCCGCGTGATCCATTGTTTGATTTATTACGAACTTCAGGGGGCACGTCTGGAGGCGTAGCAGGAGCCTGCTGTTGCAGGTTCGGGTTCGCTTCAAGGTACTCAGCAATTACGGACTCTCGCATCTCAGCAACTCTCGCCGCTTCAGATGTCGCCAGTTCCATAAGGTCCGCATCGGGATTCTGCTGCACATGCTGCAGTAATGCGATCGGATCGACATTGGGATGCTCTTGCTGGATGGTAGCAATCTGCTGTTCCATCTGGCTCATGTGCTCCCGGATCGTTGCTTCACGCTCTGTCTCTACCAGTCTATTTTCCAACATGGCCAAGCGCTTATCGTAGGGATCGACATCATCATAGTCATACGATTCCTCCGAACTGGTTTGTTGCGGCTGGTTCATGTTGTAGCGTCGCAGGGTTTCAAGTTCCTGCTCAGCTTGACGAAGACGATCCACTTCCTGCCGGAGTGTTTCAGCCTCATCTGCGTACTGGTTCTTTGCTGCGATAACCTTTGAGAAACGAGAATAAGGCACATTATGCCCCGACTCATCCTCAACTTCATCGGTCTCATCGCTAGCGTCGAGCGCTACCTCATCTGGTGCTTCCGACTCATAAACGGGCTCGCTATCTTCTTCCTGAACCACAACCGGTTCGGGCTCAGGTACTTGAGCAGCGGGTTCCTCACCAAGATTGAGTCCTTCGAGCGCGGCGGCTAGCTCGTTCTGTTGTTCTTCTGACAACATAATTTTACGCCTTTCCTACGCGAATGACGCTCGCGCAACGTAGTTACATTGGGTTATATTGAGTTAAGTAACGACGAAGCACCCAATGAAAACTCGTCGCTACCTGTCCCTTGGTACTGTTTGCCGGTTGCCTGTTCCCACTGAAGCATGTCGCTTATGTTGGCTGGCTTCGCCGACTTCTGTACCTCTTGGACGATGTCGTGTATCTGATCAAGTCCCATCAACGCAAGGCCAGTTGCAATGATCATATCGTCATGTTTACCAGCTGCGGCTTCGACTTTGCCCCTGTTATTGTAGATTAAACTGTTCGCTTCGAGCATGAAGTTCTGATCCCTGATTTGAATCCACTCCCTTGTGACGTGCTCGTACAGTCTCGTTAGCAATAGGCCTCTTGATTTGACGTTGGTGTTGTATCCCCATTTAGGCTTCCACACGCCCGAGGTCTTATCGTAGGCGGTGTCCCTGTACATCTGGAAGTACTCTTCGTCTCTTAGGTGCTCGACGATCGATAGACCATACGAGTTAGATTCGATGACAGCTAGAGCGTGATACTCTTTGGCGATCTTTAGCACCTCTTCACGGAAGTCTGACGGTGAGAGCCTCTCGTAGAACGACGCTACTTCTCGAATGGATTTTTTGTCGGTGACATCCAGAACTTTAATAGTGCTAAAGTCCCCACCAGGAGAACCAGAAGCGGTGTCCACTCCCATTGAATAGATGTGGTACTTCTGTCTCTTCTCCCACTGGTGGTATCCTGGCTTGGCGGTGGTGACGCTATAGGTCTCCGGGAAGAATCGATCGCCCGATGTAACGAACGCAACGTCTGGTGATGACGGAAACTCCTGATGGAATATGCGCCAGTTGTTCGCACACTTGACGCGTAGTGTGTACACCAACCAGTTAAACTGCTCATCACTAAGCTTATGTTCCGCACGGTATTCTCGCTCCAGTTTGGTGTAGTCGCTAAACCGAGCCTTGGCGATCTGGCATCGGTCATCAATCATCCACGGCAGAAAGATCTTCTTATAGCCAGCGTCGTTGACCCATAGGTCGTAAGCGCCATTGAGCCCGTTTGCTGTGGACTCCAGCACGATGCTAGCATTTGCATCAGCAGTCTGAAACAATGAGGCGATGGTCTTCTCGACGTTAGACCAGAACGCATACTCGGAGGCATGGATATATTGGTACGTCTGCCCACGGAAGCTGTCGGAGTCGGCACTACCGATCTTGATCTTAGAACCGGTGACGAGGT